TACTGATTCCATAGGTGTATTTTAACTGCAACATCTTTATTTCTTGACTACTATGCAAGTTTCTTTATTTGCCGTAGAATTCGTAACACATAGCAATCATGCTATGTACAAAGGAGAGCAACATGAATAAATTGAGTAATCGTGCCGATGCGGCACTGGACTATCTGCTGTGCTTGGTGATCGGCTGTGGCTTGGCTGCGGCACTGGTGGCATGGTGGTCAGCATGAGGAAAACAACACCGCCACCAGCCCTGAACAAAATGCTCGGGGTGTATGTCCCCCTTGAACTGAAACCCTTCACAGGCCGACCAGGTGCAATGGATGCATTCAAGCTGCCGTCCTTGATCTCCAATTTGCGTACATACAGAAAAGATGCAGACAAGCTATGAGTGATGTACTTGAGCCGGCCCTTGAGGCTGCCATTGAGTTCATGGACGATCTGCTCAGTCCAGAGTGCTATGGCCATGCGATACCGACAGACGCCCACACTCGGGCGCTGGTGGTGCGCATCATGCTCAAGCGCGAATACAACCGCCGGATGCAAAACCGGATGCAAGATGCGCGGACTAAAGCCGGTTTATAGAGCCGGCATCATCCGGCTGCTGAGCATTGGCCCGTTGAGCGTGGCCGAGATCGCTGTGCGCCTGCCCTGCGCCTTGGCCACTGCATACGACAATGTTCGCGCACTGCGCAAGGCCAAGGTGGTGCGGGTGCATGGCTATGAGAAGTCCGGCAACATGACCACAGCACTGCTGACTATGGGCAGTGAGCCGGATGCACCAAGGCCGCTGTCGTTTACGGCCGCCGAGCGCATGCGCAAAAAGCGCCACAAGATGTCGGCAGACGATAAGGATTTTCTGAATGCACGCCGCCGCCAGAGGAATCGAAAGATCAAGATCGACCCACTGACGGCTGCGTTTTTTGGGGGGATGCGGTGAGTTACTGGTTTAAAAGACCAGTGACCCCAGATGCGCCAGTTATTGGCAGCATTCTCCTCAAGAACTCTTGCGTAGCTGGATCAGTGCCTGGGGCAATGCCAGTTTGCAATCCTCTTGCCAAGTTGGCAGCCGGCTGGGATGTGTAAGCACGCGCTGCAATGTTTGTCGGCGCGGCCAGCATCATGCTCAACGGGCTGACTTCCATCGATCTAGTGGCAGTTCCAGAGTCGCCAACAATCGGCTTGAATGCTTGAGCAAACCTTGCAGCCTCATACATCGGCGTTTGATTGGAGCCAAACACAAAGCCTTGTGGGTCTTTGCGGGTCAATGCACTGGCCAAGTTCAAGCCTGACACATTGCCGGTTGATGGGTTGACCACACCTTGATTTGACCGGATGGTCATCAGGTTGCGGTAGTTGGCTCGGGCTGTTTGAAATGCGGCCTGTTGCTCTGCCGACAAACCTTGTGCCAGTGCATCGTCAATAATTTCTTTAATCTGGAACAAAGCACTGCCAAGCTCACGATCACCCATCGCTGTGGTCATCTCGTTTTTGGCACGCTTGCCAATCTTTGACGATAGGTTTTGCAATTCATTGCCACTGGCCTGACCCTTGGCCGCCAAATCTTGAAACTGCTTTACCAAAATATTTGTTTTGAGTGGCTGAGTAGTCAGACCTTCAAAAGCCCTATCAACAATCTCAATTCCGGTTTGGATAGTGTTGCCATCTATCCTCTTGACTTCAGGACTTGCCACATCGTTATATACCCTGCTGATTTGACGCTGTGCTTGTGCCAACTGTGGATTGCTCAATTCATCTGCATTGACGCCAATGGCTTGCGCCGTGGATCGGTTGAGGATCTTTTGATTCTCAGCCTTGAGAGTGTTGAATGGCCCAGAGGTAAATGGGCTGGACTCCATTCTGGCTTCCATCTGTTGCAAAGACCGAGAGCCAGTTTCCTGACCAGGTGTTGTGCGGAATCCCATATCTTTGCCACGGGTCAGAATGGCCTGCTGCGCAGCAGTCAGTCCGGCTGATGTATCCGGCCCGACAGCGCCAAGTGTTGAGCCGCCGCCGACTCCGGTAGCTGTTGGTGTTGTGGTGACATTGACTTGAGCGCCAGCAGTGCTTGGCTGACCAGCCACTGGCATGGCTGGTGGTCTATTTCCAAAAAGTGCTTTCGACAACTTGTCTGCGCCGTATCCAGCAAGGCCGCCAAATGCCGTGCCGGCGCCCGTCTGCTCGACTTTCTGGGCAAAGAACTCTGGGTTGGTCATGTTTGGCGTTGCCGCCACTGGCTGCAAAGCCCCGCTGACTGCGCCGCTGATAGCACCAGCACGCACTGGCGCTGTCGCAGCACCAAGCAGACCGATTGCCCTTGTTGTCGGGATCAGTGTGCCAAGAATGTTGCCGCCCACACGGCCAACATCAATTTCACCTTGACGCATCTGGCCTTGGCGAAAGTTTCTTTGATAGTCCAATTCGGCCTGACGATTGATGTCCTCAACTCGTTGGCGTTCAGATTTGAAAAACTGCTCCATGCCTGATCCGGCTGGAGACACTGCCTCAAGGCCACGGGTCAGCAATTGAGCGCCAGCGTCAGGGATGTCGCGCAAACCACGAATGACGCCGCCGACAGGAGAGTTCAAAATCTTTGATTGGAAAGACTCAGGGACTTTTCCAGCCGCTGCTTGTGCAGCAACTGGCGCAGCCGCTGGCACTTGCAATGTCTGAATGGCCTTAATAATGTCGGCATCGGACATGCCCTCTGGAAAAGCAACTGGCCCAATGTTTGGTATTTGAACAATTTTGTCAGCCATTTTTTACTCCGTTACATAACGCAAAACACCGGTCACTGGATCTCTGACAAGTCGAGGAGTACCAGCCTGGGGCCTTGCAGCCACTGCTTTTTCAACTTGCTTGTAAGCTGGGCCAGCACGCACAGTCATTGCTAGTTCGGTATCGCGTCTAGCGCGTTGTTTTTGGGCAATAGTTTCTGGGCTATCACTGGCTTGTGGGAAATATTTGGTAATCTCTTTTTCCATTTCTTCCACGCCAATTACTGCGCCTGACTCTGGCCGCAAATTGGCTGTGACCCAGTTTTCTTGAGCTTGGCGATACTGCTGGCGGCCACTTGTTTCAAATACATTGGCAACTCCAGTAGTTAGACCAGCACTAGGGATGGATCGCATGATTGCCTGAAACCTGCCAGGTCTTCCAAATGCCTGCTCAAGCGTAATTGGCTTTTGAGTAGCTGGATCAATTATTGGTTGACCATCAACACCTGTAACTGGCTGATTAAAGATTTTGGTTGACTCTTGCATACGGAATGCAAAGCCAGCAGACTTGCTTTGATCTTCAGTAGGCTTTGAACCAGCGCCTTGCAATTGAGTCCCGCCAGCGCCCGTGACGGGCATAGCCGCGCCGCCTGGAGTCTTTGGCACATAAACCAGACCTTCTGGCGTTTCTTTGATGTCAAAGGCATTGCGGTCAAATTCGGCTTGGCGCAAACCAAGACCAGCTTGAGCCACACCTAAATTGGCACGATTTACCGCAAGGTTTCCTTGAGCAATAACATTGCTGGCCGCCTCGCCAGGGGTCATGGATTTTGGAATGCGTTCAAGCTCTTTGTTTGTGTTTTTGTCACGCACGCTGATGTAAGAGCCAGTGTCCTGATAATTAAACTCAGGACTACGGGTGAAATCAAGCAGCCTCATGTTGCCTGACTTGCTCAAGACAAAAGATATTGGCGTTCCTCCGGCACTATTTCCGAATTGAGGTGTCGTGCTGTACTCTTCAACAGGCTTAATTTTGTAGGCTTGATTCAAAAACTTTTCTGCGTCATCGGGCCTGTTGTATTGATTGGCAATGTCTGCCTTGCGCAAGAGTTCCTGAAAACGCTTGTCAGTCTCAGATGGTTGAGTCGGCGCTGGTGGTGTTACTTGCGCTGCGTCCATGATGGCCGCACGCTGCATGGTCGGGCCAACTGGCCCAGCAGTGCTGACAGGTGCGGATTGGCTAAGCAAGCTGGCTTGCGCTGGCGTCAAAGGCTCCAGTGCCTGCGCTGGGGCTGCTGTTGATGGAGTCCCAGCCAGTGCGGTTTGATACAACCCAAGACGCTTCGCCTCCTCCAACTTCTGATTCAGCAGCAGATCCTGCACCGAGCCAGCACGCGCCTGCTGGTAGCCCTGCTGACCAGCTTGCAGTGCCGAGCCAAGGGCTTGCCCCAAGTTGATGGGGGTGGTGCTGCGGCCACCGGCTTGCAGCAGTGCAGCCGCCGCCGCCAGCGTAGCGTTGCGGCCCATCAGCTTGCGCTGGTCTTCACTCAGCAGTGCATCAAGACCAGTGGGCGTGCCACCCTGCATGCCGCCAAACATGTTGCCAAAATCAAATGCTGTTGCCATTTTTATCCCCTTAACCTATTGCGCCCAAAAGACCACCAGCAATTGCGCCATAAGGGCCAAACAGTTGACCGCCAGCCAAAGCACCACCCAAAGCACCGGATGCGACATTTCGGCTGTACGGGGTTTGTGTAGTGCCACCCAAGTTGGCGGGGTTTGCACCCAAGCTGGACTGGACAATGCCAAGTTTTTGCAGTCCGATGTTGCGGATGGCATCAAGCTGCTGCTGCTCAAAAGCCTGACGCGCACCGCCAAGTTGCATCACATTCCTACCGCCTTCGATGTTCTGGCCACGGGCGTACTGAGCCAACTGCGCAGCTTGACCATAGCCCTGCTGGCGCATGTTCGCTGACAGGTCAGCGGCCTGCTTGAGTGCAGCAGCATTGGTCAGTGAAGACTGCACACCTTGGCGTGAGCCACCAAAGGCTCTGGCTTGTGTAGCGGCTTGACGATCTCTGATGTCTTGCATCTGGCGGCTCGACTCAATGTCGCCAAGACTTCGGTCAATCACATCCTGCGTGTAAGGATTCATGAAGGCGTTGATGTCTGCCCCGCTGAACGGGGTCAGGGACTGGTTAACAATTTGCTGCTCACCAGCCTGATACAGGGGGTTGTAGCCAGCAAACTGCTGGACAGGCAATGCCTCTGCAACACCTTGAGCTTGACGAAAGTTTGTGAGAAACGCCTCTTTGATCTGTGGATCAATCGAGGTTGACGATGTTTGAGTTCCACCTTTAGACATTTTTTTCCCCTTAGCCGAGTAAAGATTTCATTTTTTTGGCAGGTATCTTGCCATCGTTGATCATGTCCAGCAGCCCTTGGCCGTACTTCTTGACCGCTGATTTTTTGATGACATACTCGCCGCTGAGTAGTGCGCCATAGCCTTCGTCTGGGCCTTTGGGGTCTGGGCCTTTCAGCCGATTCTTGGTAACCTTGCCGCCCTTGGCAAAGCCGCTATCGCCATCCCCTGATGCTCCATATCCACCACTCGATTCCCCTGGATTGCCAACTCCAGAATCAGAACTTGTTGGGCCACCACCCGACTCACCAGGATTGCCAACTCCAGATTCAGAACTTGTTGGGCCGCCGTATGACTCACCAGGGTTGCCCACTCCAGTTTCAGAGCTTGTGTAGCCGCCGGCATATGACTCGCCAGGATTGCCTACTCCAGATTCATAGCTTGTAAAGCCGCCGTATGACTCACCAGGGTTGCCGACACCTGACGCATAACTTGTTTGCCCCATTGAGGGCATCCCGGAATAAGTACCCATGTTTTCTACAGGAACACCATAGTTGGGCTGGCTTGCTGGAGCAGAGAAAAAGTTTGCAATACCGCCAGCAATCGGGCTGGATAATAAACCGCTAGCGGCTCTGCCAAACAAAGCACCAGGGGCTAGCATGCTTAATACATCGTTGACTTGCCCCATCCGTGCATCTCTGGCTTCCTTGGTTTCATTGTCAAAAAAAGCAGCAGTGCGAGCATCTAACGGCTGGTCATAACCACCGCCACCACCGCCCATGCCGCCGCCGCCAAAACCGGCAAAACCGCTACCGCCCAAGTTAATCAGCCCCGATCCACTCATGCGCCTGTAAAGCGCTGGGTCGTAGCCACCGATGGCAACACCTGCGCCCGTGTACGGATTCATGGTCGGCGTCATTTGCCCCATGATTCGCTGGTACGGGGTGAGGGTAGTCGGTAAATTACCCAGTAAGGACTGCTGATATAACTCGTCAATTGTTGCCATTTACAACTCCTTTGCAAGTACAGACCACTGTGGGCTGTAACCTTCGTCTTTTAAAAATGTCTTTGCCCAGCCCTTGCGGCCTGCCAAAGTCACTCTGGTGCAGCCAATCGACTTGCCCCAGGATTCGATCATTGGTCGCATCCGTGAGAGTTCATCTAGGTCGCCACCAGCCAAGAAGTAATGCAAGTTCTTGAGTCGCGGATAGACAATGATCTCTGTCAATACCACCGAGTTTGAGGCCGGCCACAACTGCAATCTGTGATCCCCCACCATCTCGGCAACATCGTCAAAATTATGTGTGCCTCCAGAGTATTCTAAAGCAGCCTCCACATGGTGGCGTAGTCTCTTCAAATGCTCAAAATCACTCATCGCTTGCCGCTGGCCACCGCATCCAGCCGCATCACCCCGATGCGCCAATCAGCCAAAACCGCACCCGTCACCCTCATGTTGACCTGCCGCGCCATAAACCGGACATCCGTAGGGTTGGCAGCCGTGTATGGCCCAAAGGTTGACTGAGCGCCCGTGGGGTAATTGCGGGTCTTAAATGAAACCACCGCCTCGCCAAGTGTTTGCTCATCTGGGACAACTTGCCGCACAGACATGAGGTTGTCGCCGTTGCCAAGCTGCACTGGCCCAGACTCAGCGTAGATGCTGGCGCCATCGTAAGCAAAACCCACCTCATGCTCGTAGATGTAGCCATCAGACGACACCATTGTTGGGTTGGCAAACACACCCGCATCAGTGCCAGCGGTACGCGCCAATGAGCCGATATTCCATGTGTTTTCGCGGTAATTGAAAGTTACATAACTGTCATTTTCATTGCTGCCGCTGCTTGGGTAAAACCACCAGACCTCACCAAATTTGCTGTTATGGACAGCGTAAATCTTGGATTGCTGGCTGTAGTTGATATTGGTAAAAATGTAATCTGAGACATCGCAGGGCAGCGGCTTGACATAGCCGTCATAAATCCAGAAGCCGCCGGAATTGCTCATCCAGATAGCCGCCGTGTCAACAGCCGCCACAGCTTGGGTTGAGATCAGGCCGCATCCAGTGCCGGCCCTCTCAAAGCCATAAATAAACGGAGCGCCAACATAGGTCGCCGTGTGTACATCCACATCTGTAAAAAGCAGGTTGACACCCTTGACGCGCTTGCCGGCCATCAGGCTGCCTGGCGTACCTAACTCATAATCACCCGCCTGATTGGTGGCCAAAGGCGTCCAAACAGTGTTGTCCTCTTGGTCGCACCACTGCACTTTTCTTGGATTGCCACCAGCGCCAAGGGCAAACAATATGCGCTCGGAAGTGACCAAAAGAGCCTTGTTGCTTATTGGGGCATTGGTGATGACTGCGGCCAGTGTCGGGGTTGTAAAGCCAAGCTGCCACTCATAGAGCTTGCCATCAGTGCTTGCGCAGGCCACCAGATACTCGCCCCAAGTGTCCAAGCTCCATGTGGTGGCGGCTGCTATTGAGCCAGTGTCGGGACGCGCCACGCCATAGGCAAATGAGCCATAGGTGTTGTACCCGTAGCCTGTGCCGCTGACGGCATCAGCGCGGCCTGATGCAATGCCTGTTGGCGTTATCTCTTTGATCACGCTGTTTTCGTCCATAGCGTAGAGCTTGGATTGCGTACCTGCAACAATGTATCGGGCATTGGAATTTGTTCTCCAAGCCAAAAGGCCACGGCATGTGCCCGTCATCTGGCTTGCCGAGCGTTTCCTCCAGCCGCCCATAGGCCGCAGGGTGTTCTCGTACCAGCGCACCAAATTCGCGTCATACCAGCGCCCTGCTGCTTGGTACTCCGTGCCGTTCCTGTAGATGCCTGGTGGTAGTTTTATTGGGATGTACATGGCTATATTGTCGGTAGGTTGGACACAAAGCTCATCGTGACGATGGCCGATGGCACTGCTGGCCGTGTTGGGCTGGTGCTTGTCCCAAAAGCCTCTATGCTTACGCCAGTATTTTCAGTTCTCCACATAATTTCAATGTAATCGTTTGAATTCATACTTACAAAAAAATTCATGGCTGCAATCAAATGGCTTGGGTCGCCTGCCGATTTTCTTTGTGACAAGTGAAATCTGCTATTTGAATTGGCAATATTTGTCCCATTTTTGCGAAACCAGACATCCACATCTTGACCATCGTTTGTGGTGTTTTTTAGTTGAATGGAAAACTGCAAGTTCCAGATCCCGCTGTCGGCCACTGTGATTCGACTGTTGCTGGCTATTGTCACGCCATTGCTGAAGTCTGTCGTGTTGAATGTGACGGGATAGGCCGTGGTGGTGTTGGCCGCCGTCTGGTCGGTTGAGTCCTGAAAAGCCCCGTGCGGGTTGTTCATGAACTTGCCGCCCCTTGGCCCAAACAGTGAGCCAAGGACGGAAGTCAGTTTTCTGGAGAAATTGTTTAGTGCGCCGTTGTTCTCGTTCAAGTTCCGGCGCTCGTACACCTCTGGTGGATAACCCAGACTCGGCAGTGAAGGCGTCTCTAATTGTTGCTTGACATTGGCCATGACATGATTATTCCACTTTTGTCATGTCAGCGCGGCTTTGCTGACCCCGTTAAACGGCCATATACAGCCCGATGTTGGCAAAGGCGTAGCCAGCGTAAACCACCCCCATAGGGATGTTGCCCTTAAATAGCTGCTCTACGGCAATGCCGGCGTAAATCACCGTGACCAGGATGATCAGCCAGCCACTCATAGGCCAGAGACATCAATGACTTCACCACGGAACTCTACGCAACCATTGCCAAAGTCGTGGACAAGTTCAGGCCACAGCAATTGACTGTTGAAGAAGGTCAGGATGGCAAAGCCACTGCGCCAGTTTGTGGGGTTGTCTTCCAGATAATCGACAAACTGAGGGCCATTTGGGTCAGCCAGCGTGCCGGTGTCAACCCCGAATCTTACGCCAGGGTTGTAGTCAGAATATGGCGTCACTTTCAGACTGTGCAAGTGGCCGGTGACCATACTTTTGCCAGCGCCCACAGTATTGTTGTGCGTGGCGTGGATGCCGCCCTTGTACCTGTGCTTGACGCACACATCCTCAGTCGGCCAACAGGCCCAGCAGGACAACCACGCTGGAAAATGATCTCTAAGGGAAAACCCTTTGACGCCCTCAAACTCATGGGCATTGGCTGCAAGGCGGCTTTCAAACCTTGCATCATGGTTGCCCATCGTCCAGATCAGCTTGGCCCGTCCAGCATCCTCTTCGATCTCGCCCAAGCTGGCCTCGCAGGCTTTGAGTTCTTGGATGATCGACGGTTTTGTATCCCAACCGATACGAGGGTATCTACTGATAGACGCTCCATCGAACGCATCGCCGTTGTTGATAATTGCCTTGGGCTTGAACTCCCTGATCGCCCAGAGCAGGCCCTTGAAAGCAGTGGTGCGGATGCCCGGCCAGAAGTGCGCATCGCTGAACACAATAACCACGCCATTCTCAATGCCAAGTTGATGACGCGCCGCATGCTTATGGGCGGTCTGCAAGTGCGTGAATCGGCTGCCTCGGCTTTTATCCTCTGCAACCAGCTGGATTTTGTACCTTTTCTCAATTGATCTGCGCC